TCTTAGTGGTGGCATTGTCTAACCCCAATTCGTTTTTTTCATGTTTTCCTGTTTGATTCGCATAGGCGATGATGTCTGTCAATAGGTGGCAGTTGTCATGTTCGCATGAACCAGTGTCATTGAACTTTAGGCAACGTTGCTCTTTGACATACATGACTAGGCGTGAGCGTTCTGCATCTCGACCTAATCCGAAAGCGGTGTTAGCAATAATTGCTGCCTTTTCCGCTATGTCTTTACTTTGAGCGTGGGTGAATGGTTTTGTCATTAGTTGAACCTTTCTGCACAGTCGCATACTTTCCAGATACGAGCTTTAGAGCCACGGCTGTTTACTGCTACACCTGCAACGTGAATGAAGTCGTCACGCCAAAGGTTTACTCGTATAGTTCGGATAGCTTGTGGTGTGTATAGTTTCGCCATTCCAAGTGCAACTAGATCCAGGTATCGTTCATAGATTTGGTCGTCATTGAGGTTTGGGTAGCGTTTGATAATTCCGATTAGGGTTTGTTCAGCGGGCTTTAGATTTGTTAGGTCTACGCTTGCAGCTGCGAGATGTGATGTTACTGGGTCGGTTGCTCTAGCATGAAAATTCATCGTCTTGACTTCCAGGCTAATTTGGCTGCTTCCCACATCCAGGTTGCTACGACTACATAAGTCAATGTCCAACCTAGTTTTGGGTGTGTGTCTTGCAGGTTTACCAGTTCACATACACCTAGGACTACTAGCAGTCCGATGGTTAGTGTTTTCATTTCTTTCCTTTGTTCAGGTAGCGGGTGGTCGCTACATGTAAAGGTTATGCCTGTTTTGTATACCAGTTCTAGGTGTTTTTTCGTGTCTTTATCAAATCGTTATCATCGTCAATTTCGACTTGAAACCCTAAAGCTACGTCAGTATTGGTGAGACTGGTCTGGTCATGGGATTCTTGCTTAATGGTGTGCTTATGGGTTTTACGCCACTTTAGAACGATGTCCAACTGGTCTGGTAGGTCGGTTTCTATTTCAGCACCACAGCTGCAAGTTTCTCTAATCATCACCAATGCTCGAAGTTAGTTTTCTGGCTAAAGTGATCATTGCACCTGGTTCATTGTTGGCATCAGCCCAGAACTTGAGTGCATTTACGCTCACTATTTGACCGTCATTTGAAATCATTTCTGATTCTTGTAACCCATCGAATACAGCTCGAATTAGTTTGTCTATGTCCGGTGCAGTGTTGGGGTATTCGCGAACTGTTGAGCGTGGTCTTTCCAGATAGAAAACTATTGCTACCGCTAATGGTCCGAGTAAAGGTCCACCATGCTCGAGTCTTGCTACCGTGGAAGTCATTTTGATTGCATCTCTCCAGGCTGGCAGTTTCTTTGATGATTCGAACATGATGGCTTTACCGCCACGAACTACGGCTGTTTTGCTGCCTTGTGGTGCAGGGTTACCGTATACGCGTATTTGGATCATTAGAACGGTGAATCGGTTGATACTTCTACGGCTGGATTTGCTGGTAGTGGAACTGCACGGCTGATGGCTCTCCATTGGCATTGGTTGAGTGAGTGTTCAACTGTTTTGCCTGTGGTGCCGTCTTTGGTTTCGTAATCTGCAACTTTAGTTCCGAGCTGACCCTCAAATTCGATTACATCGCCTTTAGTGATATCTGATGGGTAGTCGAGCCACATGGTCCAGACACGTTTCTTGGTTACTGGTTCGCCTTTGACGGTGATTTGAAATGTTTCCCAACCTTTGATCACTCGACCCCTGAAATCTCCATTAGCTGAGACATTTGAGACTGCTATTTGAACTATTACTTTTGCCATTGATTTTTTCTTTCTGTTTAATATATTTCTATTGTTTTTATATTGTTTTTATATATTGTTCTTTAAGTGACAACAGTGTCACCTATTGCTCAACGATTTGTCACCTATTGATGTCATAGATGTCACCTATTGATGTCAAGAATGACAGGTGTGTCGGAATTATCCACATAGTTATCCACATGGAATTTAGGTTCAATATCTTCCAACGGTCTATGCCACAAATCTTTCTGACAAGTATCTGGACATTCAACCATCACCCAATATCGGTTAGTTTTAGGACCACCATAGCTGCGACCTGAATGACGGTGAACATCTATCTCGCCCATCTCTTCCAGGTTCTTTAATGATCTAATAACTGTTCTTTCACTGACCCCCGCATAAACGGCAAGACGTTCAATACCTGGATAACTTCCATCACCCCAAGTGTCAGACATGTGCCATGCGATACCCAGCAAAACCACTTTGTCTGTTCCAGTAGCTTGAGAATGGTTGAGAACTAGTGCGACATCCCTAGCTGACATACTTGACCCCGATTCTTTCTGATAGAAAACTGATTATGGCATAGGTGGTTATGCCTAGACCCTTTTTCAAGGGTAGCCCGTGGATGGTTTGTTCGTTTCTTTCTGGACTGTTCACGGGCATTTCTATTTCTTTAAACTTTTTGCTAAAGATTCAACTTTTTCTAAAGTGTCTGGAGTAACACCCCTAGTAGCCTTTAGAGCCTTGTATACGGCTCGTAGAGCGTCTAAATCCCCTTTTTCGTATGCAAGATGGGCATCAGCCAAAAGGACGTCTACGGGCTTTACAGGGCTTTTTTGACCTATACGGCTTTGAACTTCATTTGCACTAGCAATACGCTTAGTATCAGCTGCTAAAACAGCAATAATGGCTCTACCCCATGCACTGGTTTCAGCATTCATAACTTCACTATCACGCTTGAAATTCGATGTTCCAGGCACTGGTTCCCACGCTGTTCCATGACCAGGTCTTTCATCATCTGGAGAGCGGTATGCACTAGCTGTATAGACAACCCATGACTTACCTGCAAAATCTATGAATTGAAGTGAGTGTTGCTGTAATGATCCATTGGGATAAGCCGTCTTGAAGATTCTCAACCTTTCAGCCACATCCACATAATCGTCCATCGAGAACGCCATTTGTTAGTTTCCTTTCCTGAATACGATGAATGGGTCACCGCTACCCCTAGACGATAAAGTCAAGACTCTTTCACCATTGAACATTCCATCTTTAGCACCATCCATCAAGGCAAGCACCCTAGATTTTTGAAGTGTGAACAGTTCATTGGCGACATCATAATTTTCTTTAGCTGCAATAAGTTCTGGGTATAGGTCACCCAAATCACATTCAGCATCATGGATACCGTTCGATAGTTCTCGGACAGTTTGATAAGTGGAAGTAGACCCATCCCAGTCAGGTGCAGTGTTTGTTGTAATTCCATCTAAGAATTCGATGGCACGTTCTTCCAACTGTTCGGCATAATCTTTGTCGTAATCAACATAGTGTTCAACAATTTCACCATTAGCCAGAGCGACCAATAAACCTTTTTTCAAACCTAAGACATGCAGATACCACATGACTTGGTCGTAATAATGCAATGGAATGTCTTGCATAGGGTTTCGGGTGAACTTGATTTCGATAAGTGAAATTGAGCCGTCTATCCATTCGATAAACCCATCGGGATTAGCTTTGAACATCGGGTTTGAATTGTTAGCCCAAGTCCCAGTGTTATGGATCTCTTTGACCCATTCAGAATTTTCTTTCACCCAGAAGTCTTTGATGGTCTGCTCAAAATAAGAGCCAAGTCGCATGGCAAGTGATGGACCTGATTCTTCACGTGGAAGATTCCCCTGGTATTCATGGAAAGCGGTGAAAGCGGAACGCCAAGGGTTATGACCCATTAGGCAACTTATGAGAGAACCAGCAACGCCCTTTCGAGCTTCATGCCATTCTTCCGAATCATGTTCGAAGTAACCCAATAGGGTAGCGTGTTTCAGTTTTACTATTTGGTGGTCAATAGTCATGGAATCATGCTATACCCAACTAGTGACTATTTGGTCTTTTTATCGCTGTCTGATTTGACTGATTCGATGGCTTTGTTTATAGCCGTGTTGAAGTCTTCATCTGGGACGACCGCCTTGGATGCATAAGTGAATAGCAAGGTTGCTAGTAGACCTAGAACAGCACCAACAGCACCGAATGCAGCTGACTGGATGGCTGAAATCCCGAATAGGTTACCTGCACCCATAAAGGCGATTCCAGTAGCCAATGCAAAGGCTAAGACTCTAAGAGTTCTAACTATGTAGTGTTTCATTAGTCAACTTTCGGTAAATACTGCAATGGATCTTCAACTGGGTTAGTTGCCAAGTTAGTGGTCTTACCAACCATGAAGTGAAGATGTGGACCAGAACTAGTTCCAGAATTTCCACTATGCCCGATGATGTCGCCTTGAGCAACTTTGTCACCAACCTGAACTTCAGTTTTGTCTAGATGGCAGTAAGCCCAAATTCTCAAATCTTTGTCATTCACATAAGTTCTAAGCTCGACAACATGACCAAGAATCTTAGACTCATAGACATTGACGATAGTGCCTTTACCAACAGCCTTTAGAGCAGTGCCCTTAGGAACACCATAATCAACACCACGGTGAGGACCAAGCCCCAAGGATTTTCTAAGTTCTGAATGAGTTCCAAAAGTATCAGTAATCTTCTTCGGGTCTACTGGATGGATGAGCATTAGATGTTCTCTAACTCGGCTTCATGGACTTCGATAGCAGATTTGATTACAGCAATGTTAGCGGTTGCCTGGTCGATTACTTCTTGGTTACCTAATGCTTCAGCGGACTTCAAGTTAAGTTCGTTTTGATAGCCTTCAAGATTTAGTTGAGCAATACGTTCAGTGAGTAGTTGCTGTTTGATTTCAGGTGAAATGTTGAATGTCATAATTGTCTTTCTTATTGTGGGATGTTATCAAGAATAGTTGTTTCAGCACCCGCTGCACCTGCACGGACTACAAGTTTCAAAGTTCCAGTGGTAGTGCCGTCACGGAAATAAAGTCTGGCGGTGTTCGCACCAGGGTTTCCAGCAGCAGCAGTTTGTTTAGTTACTTGCAACATTCCACCAGAGTTTGCTTCACGGATGCTTGTATATCCAGAAATTGTTTCAACAGTATTTCCAAACACGCTAACTGTTGAACGCAAATTACCAGATGAATCTACTCTTGCTACGACAGTTCCGCCTGAGTTTTGCCATTGCTGTAAGTCAGCAGACTGCGAAGCAGCACCTTTAACTATCACACCAATATTGGTCGCTGTTCCAATTTGTGCAGTAATTCTCGCTAAAGATGTTGCAGTTCCAAAAGTGCCATTACCCGCTGCATAGAAAATACCGTTTTGGTTCATTGAACCTAAAAGTGTTCCAGCTGAGTTATACCATTCTTGCAAGTTAGTAGTTTGTCCAGAAACACCTTTAACAGTTAGACCAACAATATCGGTAGAGTTAGTAATTGACTGTCCACCAACAGTAAAAGCGTTCTGCTGATTCGTTCTTGGAAAAGTTGATGCAGCAGACCATGAAATACCGCCACCAGTTGCAGCTGTTACGGGAATGTAGCCTGTGCCTGGATAAGTTACAGCGGTCAGAACACCCGTGCTTGAAGTGCTTAGTAAGAAAGACCCGTTTATTGGTGTAGTGATTTGGGTTGTGAAAACAGGTGAATCAAGTGGTGCTTTCAAAGATAAAGCAGTTACTAAACCAGAAACTTGACTTTGAGCAATAGAGATCAATGACTGGTCAATACCAATGTTTGCTGAAGTAGAAGTTCCGGTATTTGTTATTGGGCTAGTTACAGCAATTACACCTGATGGACCAGTGGCACCAGTATCACCTTTAGCCCCAGTAGCACCAGTAGCCCCAGTTAGACCAGTAGGACCTTGAGCACCCTGCGGACCCTGTGGACCTGTATTGCCCTGTGGACCCTGCTCACCGCGAGCAAAATAGACCTTAGCGTAAAGGGCATCTGGAATAACTACTTTAACTATCATTTGACGATTTCTGGAGTGACCAAAACTTGCCCGCGAGCAAGGGTCAAAACCTTTCCTGTGGAAGTCTGTGTAAGCTCTAGAGCCCAAACATAATCAGTCTTAGTAAGTAGAGAAGTCTGGGTTGGAGTCAATGAAAAACTAACGCTGTTATCAGACGTGTTCACGGTAGGAGTGATGTCTATGATGGCGGAAGTTGATGGGTTTTCTCGGATTTGAAGTTTAGCGGTCCAACCAGTAAGACTGAAACTGTTACCATCGCTGTCACTAGGATAAAAGCTGCAGTCACCAGCAACGCTAGGAAAAGTAGATCCAGCCAAAATTTCAAGGTCAAAAAGACCATCCGTGATGGTGAACGTTTCACTCACTAGGAGTTTCTTCCACTACTGGTTCAGCAACAGTGCCGTGGTCATGTGGGTCTGGAATCCAGGTTGTAACTACTGGAGTTTCGTCTTTCTTAGCCATTCTTATCCTTTACTAGCTTGTCGAAATCTGATTTCAATTTAGTGTATTCCTTATGCAAGGTTAGGTATTTACCCTGCCATTGGTCAAGTTCTTTCTTCAGCGTGGCGATTTCACTTTTTAGTGTATCTATCTGGGTGAACATTTCAGCTCGAAGCCGTTGCTCTAAACTGATGGACTGAAACCGTCTTTGAGTTAGGTATTTGAACAGACTGGAAACAGTAGTGCCACCTAGGACACCGCTAACCAACCATAACCAGATGTCTTTATTCATTAGATTCCCCGCCATAAGTCAAGTGTAATTTCCCAATGTTCAGCCGTGATGTTGTGTTTTACGCGAGTCACTAAATAGATTTCTTGAAGTGTAGTGTATCCAGTTGCAGCAAATTCGACTTGCTGGACATCCGCCACTTCAACAGCCACCAATGGAGACAAGTTACCGTCACGCTTTACCGCTGGACATAAAACAGATTTGATGGATTTAGGGTTAGCAGCTGTCGCCACCGCTTGAGCCCATTGAGTCAATGTTGACGGTGCACCAGTGGAATAATCGAACTCAACTTGGTATTTACCATCTTGGCGACCATAAGTGCTGATAGAAGTGCTGTTACTAGCTGAACGGGTAGTCGAGTTAGATGGATCAGTGACCGTCACATAGTTAGCCAAGTTGTCCGAGTCATAGCTCATATCGATAGCGTTCATGCATACATGGTAGGACGATGTTGAATGCACGTTTGAGATGGTTCGACGAGTATTAGACCAAGTAGTTCCCTGGAGAGCATCCACATCGTAGCGGGTCATATAGAACATGTTGGAACCATTGTTGGTGGTGAACATCCAACCTAATTCGGCATCCAAGAAACCAGAAACAATTTCTCCAGCTTGAGTGTCATACCAGACGTTAGCGTATTGAGAAGTAGCACCCGCTGCGGTTCCATACTGGGTAAGACTCATTCGAGAATCTAATGTCGAGATAGCAGAATTCAGATACGACATGCAAGTCTTGAAATTACGAGTGGAATGAGCACCCGATGGGATAGTGAAAGTAGTCAAAGTTAGGTTGCTGAAAATCTTGGCGAAATCGTTAGCCGTAATAGTCACTTCAATTTGTTTAGTTTCAACCATGTAACTGATTTGAATGTTTTGGATAATTCCATAAAACAAAGACTGCCCTTGAGCAAGAACCTGGATGAGTTGATTAGAACGATACCCGGGCGAAGTGAGCAAGTCCGACAAACTAGATTTCATCATTCGAACTGTCATAGTTCCAGTATCAGGTCTGGCGAAAACACCGCTCTCAACAGTTATGCCACGGTCAATGTCCACTTCAATAGTGTCAGCCTGAATGGCAACCATAACTCCCGAAGTGTTTTGATACTGGACGACTAAGTCAGTTTTGATATTGAAAATAGCCATTAGTTGAGATACTTCCGACCAGTCTTTTTCTCATACTTTCGAATTTCTCGAATAATATCTGCGGCTTTCACATCGGCTTTGTTGATGTTGATTTCGTATGAAGCGTTGCCAGTAATAGCCGTTTGAGCTTGAGCACCAGCACCAATGGTATACAACTGACCAGAAAGTTTTACAAACTCTTTTAGATCACTTGTATTTGAAAGTAAAGACTTAGCGGCAATGTTACCCGCGGCTGGACCCATGGCAATAAGTTCCGCAGAATTGGACTGCGACCAGCCAGGCACTTTAGCAAGTTTCTTTAAGTTAGCCCCAAAGCCTTTAGCTGCATCTATCAAAGCCCGCATCTTGCTGGTAACGCGTTTCACATCAAAAATAGAACGTTCATCTTTACCGCGTAAACCAAAAGCCAAACCAACTGCATCGCGGAACTTCTCACCAGTCTTGACCATGTCGGAAACACGTTTTTCGATTTCTTTCTTAACAGCATCAGCTGCATCCGCAGCCTGTTGAGCAACAGAATCGGCAGCACTTTGGTCGAAAATAAGTTTTCCATCACCCCAGACCTGACCAAGAGCTTCATCTATTTCTAAAATGTCACCTTTAAAGTTATCTATGGCGGCTTTCATCTCTGGAGAGTAAAGGCTTTCCATTTGGTTTTGTAAGTCTTGAGCATTCTGGGTGGCATCAACGGTGGTGTCACTTATTGCCATAATAATTTCAAGCACCGAACCAAGTGCTACCAGAACGGCACCAATACCAGTGCCAATAAGTGCATACTTTAAGCCCTTAGTTGAAATAGCAGCTAGTTTTGTTGCTAGATCATAAACTTTCATGGCGAAAGTCATTAGACCAATAGCCACCTTAACTTCTATGATTACCAAAGCTAATGTTTTGAATAGCCCAATGTTTTGAATAACAAAACTGACAACTGAACCAACCGCTTTAGCCATCTGAACAAACGTGTTGGCGATTTGTCGAACTTGAGCAACACCAGCGGGGCTACTTAGATACTCACCGAATTTTTGCAAATCTGGGAGAAGTGCATAACCAACGGTCTCTTTTAGGTTGTCAAAAATTACATTTAGTTTCTGGAATGGGTCAGCATTAGCAGCTGCTTCGGCAGAACCTTTGAACTTATCGGTCAGTTCTTGTTGCCAGTTATTGACATCTTTGATGTTGATACCGTAACGCTTTAAAGATGCTATGTTGCCGTTGTATGCCTTGCCTAGAGCAATGGAAACGCTGCTCAAGTCTTTACCAGTTCCAGCAGAAATATCGAGTGCCAGGGTTAAAAGTTTTTGACCCTTAGAAAGTGATCCAGTGGCTCTTACTGCCGTGGCGAGAGCAGGTCTTAAATCATCGTCCAGAATTGCGACAGCGTTAGAAGTTTTATCTAACCAAGCTTCGGTCGCACTGATAGCACCTTTAGTGGCTCCAACAGTATTTTGAAGCGTGGTCGCTAAAAGGGCTTGACTCTTAGAATCTTCGGCGGCTGCATGAGCGGAATCTTTTAGGAAACCAGCAATAGCTTTGATACCCATTCCAAGACCAATGGCACCAAGAGCCTTATTCATGCCTTCAGAAACTGATTTGGTGGTTGCTTGCAGACCCCTAAGTTCTTTAGAAGCCTTTTCTATACCAGCACGAAACTTGGATGGGTCGGAGAGAATCGTAAGTTTCAAAGTGCTCATAGAGTCTTAGGACCTCTCTCTTCAATGGCTTTTAAAATAGCCTGGTATTCATGCAATGTAATCTTTTTCGATTCTGCAACCGACAAACCTGCATGAACAACTAAAAACGCTACTCGTTCAGCACTTCTATCGGCTGCTACTCTTTTGGGTCGTCTACATCAACAAAAACATTTTGGGCATCTTTCAAAGATACCTTTCCTGCCTGTTCCAGCGTAAACTCTGGGTTCTTTCTTTTTTCAGCAACGAAAACAATTGCTTTCAATGCCTTGCCTTTAGGTTGTCCAGACTCCATGAGTTGATCTATTGAAGAACCGCTAATGAGCTCGATGGTTTCAACTTCTTCAAGGGTCAAACTTTCAAAATCGAATTTCTGGGTGGTCATAATTTTCCTTTTCTTTAGGTTTGAATCAGTCTATTCGTGTTTCGCATTTTTCTCGAAAATAGCAATAAGTTTCTGCATGTAGTGTTGAGCAATCCAAGGTCTGACTTTTGCAGCACCCTTATTCATAAACTGTTGCGGTTTGATGTTCTTAGGTTGCATGTTCTTACGGTCATAAAACCAACCCCAGTTGATGGGGTTACCATATGGAATTGCATTACCGCGACCGGCATAAACCACCACTGACTTAATAGTCTTTGATGGTCTGATGGAATCTTTTAGGCGACCAGTTCGAACTGGGGCAAGTGTTTTGGCTTCAGTGGTTACGAGCTTACCGACTTCAAAGTTCAGAGCCTGAATTTCTTTTTCAGCACCCATCGCCTTGAAGCCAGCAAGAGCCTCGTTTAGACCAGAGATCTTTACTTCCGCTTGGACGTAACCCAAGATAAAGCCTTTTAGCTTGTCTTGACAGTTACACCGTAGAACACTGGTGGAGTCGCACTTGGAGTGTGAACAGCGTTCTTGACAGTTAGAGTCACCGAGAACTTGGCGATGTCGCCAGAAGTTAGAGATAGCGGTGGCAACTGGTCAAAAATAACGGTTCCAGTGTAGTGCGGTGCAGTAGTTGTAGCGGTAGCGTTACCCTGCGGTGCAATAGTGAAAGCAACTTCAGTTCCGAAGTTAGCCCAGAGCAAACGGAAAAGGCTTGCAGAGTCACCAGAAGTGATTCCGTCAAGCTGAAGTTTCCATTCGCCACCAGTTCTTACTTCGCAGAAAGTCTGCACGTCACCAGGTGCATCGTTTAGGGTAAGTTCAACCATGTTTGTATCGCAGCTGTAATCGGTGGTTCCGATTTTGAATACGATGTTGGTTGCTTTGATTCTTGTTGATGTTGCCATCGGTTTCTCCTTAAAGAGTTATAGATAAATCAAGTGTGATGTCTGTTGCTAAATACTCGGCAGTATTGGCTTGCAAACGGTAGGGCTGTTGAACTGAAGATAAGTGCACATAATGCATGTTCTGCAATGCAGTGAGCGTTTGAGCAATTAGATCATCAAGCTGTTCAGTGGACTGTTCATTAGTGGCAGTTGATGCAACCAAAGTCAGTTTCAAACTCATTAGGTAACTAGTGCCTAAAGAATCTGGACTGATGTAAGTCGAATCAGGGCTAACAATAATGATGGGCGGAACTACGCGTTCTGGGACATAATCCAAAACATCTAAACCTGCGGTCTGCAAGTCCAGAGCAAATTCTGCCTTTGAAGTTGTAATTTCGTTGGTCATAGACCGGGTCCAGTGAACGGCAACAGCATTTCTCTAGCAGCATTCATTGGGTCTTTAGCGATACGAACCGCGGTCCCCAAATCAGCAAATTGAGCAACACCGTTAGGTGCAGACCTACGATGGAACAATTCAGATGCACATGAAAGAACCGCAGAATCGACAACATCACCTGGCACGCGAGCAGAACCCACGAACTTTGCAACCATCTGATTAGCCGAAGCCAAACATGAATTGACGAATGTTGAATCTTCTTTAGTGCCTACATAAGCCCTAAACTGTTCCACCGTTACTGCCATGAGTTATTAGGCACCAGTGTTTAGCTTGACGACAGCACCCTCGAATGGAACTGCGAAAGCAGCGTAACCATAGACAGAGTAAGTGTCGGTCAAAGTGGTTGGGTCTGATACAGACAAGCGAGCTGGGGCACCAGATGCTTCGTATGTAGTTAGAGCCATTGAGTTAGCAAGGTAAGCGGTCTTAGCGTCAAGTGCAGGGTCGACAACAATGCGAAGACCAAGAATTGAACCAGTTAGACCTGGAATGTTAGAGACACCAATGATGTTGTCACCTGTTCCAACTTGCTGAACTACTGGACGACCTGTGGTGTCAACGATAGAAACCAAACGCTTGTAAGCGGTAGTTCCAGCAACGATGAATTCAGGGGCTAGACCAGTTGCGTTGTAGATGTAAGCTGCACCATCAGCCAAACCACCCATAACCGCTGAAGCAGTTAGAGCAGATAGGTCGAAAGTCTTACCAGTCCAAGTTAGAGCTGCAAGAACAGCAATGAACTCGGTGTTCATCTTCTTGGCGTAAGCCAAAGACATTGCCTGGAAAGCAACATCTAGGTAGTTAACAGTTGAACGCTCGATGGCTTGCTTAGAGATCTTAGTGAAACCACCGTAAGTGTTTACGTTTACTGAAACGGTGCTTAGAGCAACCTGACCTTCAGATAGTGCGGTGTTTTCAGTTGACTGCTTGCCGACTGCGATGGTGTTGGTGTTTACCTTTGCATATTCAATGGTTAGACCAGTTGATGGCAAAGCGTTGATGCTGAATGCAGCTAGAGTTGGACGACCAGTGTTGATTAGGTTGTTTACGAAACCAACGAAAGCAGGTCTTAGAGCTGCATCGCTTGATGTGGCTGCACGGAACAGTTCAACAGCATCGCTGTCACCTGATACGAGAGCCTTTGCATACTCACCCTGTGAACGGAATTTACCGTCAAAAGATGGAGTAGCGATTACTGGAGTCTTTACCAATTCAAGTTCACGGCGGATTTCTGCCACTTCATCCTGAACAGCACGGACATCCAATTCCATGTTTTCTGACATAGAACTTTCTCCTTGTGTTTGGGTTAAATCCGCTTGCAAGTCGCTCACGGGTTGTTCTTCACGAACTTCCGAAATGGAAGCCTGCGAAAAGGCTGGAAAGGAAACAACTGATATTTCCTTAAGATCTACTTTTGTTCGGGTAATTACATTTCCATCTTTAGTCTGTTCGACTGGAATGAATCCCACAGAAAATTTATTTAGGACATTGTCCTTGAGCAATGTATAAACTTCATTTCCACGCGGGGTATCGGAGATAATTGCTCTAACTTCAAAACCATCTGGAGTATCTCTACCATCAACAATTTTGCCAATTGGTTCAGCGTGTTGATAGAAAAGTTTTACATCTTCGACACTTGAAATCGCACCCGGTGCAAATCTCTCCTGGTATTGTCCACCGATGTCTGCCACTTGGTTGTAAGGCACTGCAATTCCAGTGACTTCTCTAGTGTCAGGTGTTAGGCGGATTTCGAAACTTCTAGTTTCCATTTCGGTCATTGGAGACCCTCTTTCGCTCTTACTTCATCAACGGTCATAAATCCAGCTCTAATAGCCACTTCCCACATGTTAAAGCGGTTAGCAACATCAGCCCTGAATAGACCTTCGAAATTGAATTCTGTTCTAGTGCCACGCGGTAGACATTCAGATAATGCATCTGCAATGGCATCGGTGTAGCTCATAAGTGTATGACGGTAGAACACCTGGTTCTCGTCTTGAAGATTTGAATAAGTATCGGAAGTGCCATCTACACCCGTTAGCAATAGTCTTGCTGGAATACCGAAAAGTCTGGCGATGGACTGGACTTGCTGGATCATCACATCAGTGAACATGGCATCACGGGGATTCAGTTGAACAGTCTGCCATTCGAACCCTTGACCTAAAACTGCCACTTTACGTTCAGCCTGTTTAGCATGCCATCTGGCAGTGATAGTTTCTGCATCTTCAGGTCCAATAGGTTTATCTGTTTTTAGGATTCCAGTTGGAATACCAGCTTGACCAAACCAATTAGCAGCAAAGTTTCTCAAATCAAGTGCAGCTGCAATGTCCTTAGAGCAAGCATCAATTGGACCAAGACCGCGAAGATAACCTGCACGGCTAAACAGTTTCAGATGTTGAATGTCAGTTCTCGAATGTGAAATCTTTGTTGATGGGCTTGACTGATAGTCATACCAAATAGTGCCATCGTTCTCCTGGCGAACAGTTACAGCGTTAGGTGGCAATAGGGTTAGGTTATTTACTTGACCCTTGGAGTCGTAGGACTTGAGCCAGAACGCGTTGCCATCGAGAGCCATTGAGACAACCGTTTGAAATAGGAAATCACGCTTAGTGTCCAAATAGTTAGGCTTGTTAACCAAAACAGGATTCTCAATTGGCACCTCAAGACCAGTGGCATATTTGAAAGACCGCATAGGCATCTTCGAAATAGGTGTAGCAATGATTTGAAGTGATCTATAAACCGCAGTCAAAGTCAATGCAGAATTTTCACCGACAACCGTTTCAAAGCGGGTAGGGAAAACTGGAGTTATCGCTCTAGATTCGATATCTCTACCTGTAATTCGTTGCCATAAAGTAGCCACTGCTAAAAAGTTATAGCACTAATAGCATTGGGGTCAAAAAACTTGTATACCAATTTCTTGGTGTGTCGCAGCAACATACAAGCTCATAACAGTCGCCATTAGAGCATCAATATCGCCCATAGAATCTTTACGGCTAATGAGCCACGTTTCGCCAGTGTATTTAGCAATACCTTTAGGTGACTGCACCATCAGCAATGGGTCAGCTCGATGTGAAACTGTTCCAGCACTAAACATGGCGTAAACCGTTGAACATGCACTTGAAATTTCTTTAGTCCACATCTGCCAAACTGGTAGACCATCGACTTTGAGCCGTTTAGCCAGGTTCGGAAGTTGTCTATCATCCATGGCAATAGCAATAATGTTTCCACGCTCAAATAGCCTATGAATCTCATTATAGAGTTGCTGTTCAGTAGCACCTGCAAAACCTGAAACCAATTCAGTTTCAAATCTTCCATCGGGTGTCTTTCGACTTGCAGCAATGCTCGCGTATTCCCAATTCTTAGTTCTATCAACACCCAAAACAATCCCAGTTTGTTCAGTAATCCCATCACCCGAAGCCCTAGTAAATAGATCACCTGCTATCCAAGAATTTATCGAACCGTTTATGAACTGGTTTAGGCGGTAACGTTTCGCTTCATGTTCTGGAATGGACCTAATGTCGGAGAGAACAGTATTCAAATCAAGTCTGCCAGCATCAATGGACGGGTTAGCCATTTTCAAGGCACTAGGGTCATCGACTTTAGCGTTATCGGGTGCTTGCCAGCAGAAGAAACCAAATCGTTCTAATTCCGGGTCGCCTTGACTAGCTTGAATACCAAGTTTGTATAAATCCAATAATGTTTCAGAACTTTGGTCGCCAGCAGTAGTGATACCAATGACCACGCCGTCTTTTCTTTGAGCAGTTCCCAAAACCGCAGCAGACCACATTCCACGTTTAGCCAAATGCAATTCATCGAACAGACATAAGCTCATTGGGATACCTTGAAGTGAAGATTCTTTAGCAGCTTTGACATCGTATCTACCAGAACCATCGAGAGTTGTAATTCCACGCTGTTCAGTGGCTTTCTTGAAACGCTTCCGCAAATACTCATTTTGTTGAATAGCAAATAAGACCCGTGAATAAATAATTCTGGCTTGGTCAGTCGACGATGCTAGTGAAATAACTTGAGCACCTTGCGAATGAAGTAGCAACCCATAAACACCCAAAATCGCACCCAATAACGACTTACCATTCTGGCGACCAACGGATACGACTATTTGACGATATCTAAGTTGCCCTGGATAAGTCGGATGGTCCATCGGGTAACGTTCCAACATTCTGGTCAGCAACCACTTCTGCCAGTCGTCCAGTTTCACACCATCAGGATTTTCAGGACTAGTCCACGCCAGTTTCACTAGCTCAATGAGCCTAGGTCCATCACTATCAAACTTGTCCGATAAAGGTGCAGTAAAAATAGCTGGAAAGCGGATACGAGGAAGAGTCCTAGGTATTCTCATCGTTTCAGCAAGGCATCAAGTGGATCTACTGCACCAACATCACCCAAAGACTTTTTCAGTTCCAGGTATGTTTTCCGAAGTTCCGCAGCCGTTGAAGTGTTGGTCTTAGTATCAAAATCTTCAGCCAAAGCTAGTAGCAGTTCAGCCAGCACCATCTGGTCCAGCGTTAGTGCCTTATCTTTCAGCCATTCTCTTAGGGCTTTCTCAACCATGTCGTCTCTTTTCTGAATAATTCACCCCGTGTGTAAAAATCCGTGAACTTGCGTGGGATGAACAGGCGGTCATAGAAAAAACCCTACCACTGGGGTAGCAGCAGTAGGGCTTATCTGATGGCTCAATTTTCAGGACTATTGCCATCTCACGCTAACAAAGGAAACGCGTTCCAATACTCTATCAGACTTATAACCATTACATCTACGACACATAGACTGCAAGTTACTGATGTCATGGTTAGGTGGATCACTGGGGATGATGTGGTCGATGGTCCAGTCATTACCTTCAAGGTCTTTGTTACATCTCACACATACTGGTTCAAGTATGGTCTTAGCGTATGCTCTAGCCTTATGCCATTCGGGACTGCTATGCCAGTCAGCCATTACATACTCCTAGCCACACATACTTGGCAACGTTCAGTCCTACACTTACAGTCTTGGTCCCCGCATGGGTCGCAGTAACAGTCATGTGTTAGCAGGTGTAGTCGTATGTCAGTATCCATGTGGCAGTTCTCGGAACGGCAGTTGCATACGATTAGGTGGTCGCCTAGTGGACAGTTCCATTCACTCATTCAGTTCACCCTGTTTCATTTTCATTTCTAACTGGAAGATTTCTATGAGCTTGAGAGCGGTCTTGATTCCATCGTTGTATGCCACATCGTAATCGTTGACCGGGCGGTATCTGGCGGACTGCACTGTTTTCTTTAGGTATTCGATGGTCATGTCTGATGCAGCTGCGACTACTTGGTCTATTGGATTTGACATTTGATTTCCTCAATTTCGTTGATTAGTTGCTCGGTGGTTTTTACTTTGTTTTGCCAGAATGTTGCGGACCCTGCAACTAGAGTTTGATGGAACCAAACGGCTTTCTTACTGTTCAGTAGATCAATGATTTCATCCATGACTTCTATCTTGGTTTTGTTTCTTTCTAGTTTCAGCAAGTCTTCCAGGTATGCCCTAGACATGGTTAGGTCTTGTGGGCGTGATTCACATTTACACATCGGTCTAATAGCGTTCATGGTTTCTCACACATTTCAATTGCTTGAGTTTCTGAATTGTATTTTGACCAACAGTTTTCAGATATCGACTGGATAGCCCACAGTGTTCCAATTAGGAATGTTAGTGCTACTAGGCAGAAGATTATGAATGCACATGATTCGGCTTTACTTAGTGGTGGCATTGTCTAACCCCAATTCGTTTTTTTCATGTTTTCCTGTTTGATTCGCATAGGCGATGATGTCTGTCAATAGGTGGCAGTTGTCAT